ATGTATGACCTGAGTTGCTATCGGCGGTCATACATACGCCTTTCCGTCCCGTTTTTCGCGGTCCCATGTTTTTCCGACCATTCGTCGAGATGACCCCACATATCCCGGTCCACGCGCCGCACAGGCATGGCGCAGCGTTCCCCCACGCCTTCCGGTGATTCTCAGACAAATGTTTTTTACTGATGTCACGAAATAATAAAAACCATTGGAAATATTGACATTCGGCGTTTTACGAGAGAAAAACAAATATAATGGGGAGCGTGAACACCTGCGAAACATGCGGAATCGAGCTCCCCGAACAGACCGGACGCGGCAGACGTCGCCGTTACTGCTCCGACGCATGCCGCAAACAGGCCAACCGCAGTAAACTCACCCCTCCGGCGCGCATGGCGATGGCGGACCGCTGGGTCAGATGGCGCAAGGTCGTCCGCGGCGACGGAACGACGAAGATCCCGCTGACGATAGACGGGACCACGGCCTCCAGCACCGACCCCGGCACATGGAGCACGTTCGGGGCGGCCGAGGCATCCACCGTGGGCGACGGACTCGGCTTCGCGCTGGGCGGCGGAATCGCCTGCATCGACCTCGACCACTGTTACGACTCGCGCGGATACCTCGCCGACTGGGCCAAATGCCTCATCGCACCGGTCGAGGGAAAGACATGGATCGAGATAAGCCCCAGCGGCGACGGCCTGCACATCTGGGGACTGATGCCGGAACGCGCCGGAATCAAGGTGCGCGGCATCATGAATGCCGAAGCCTACAGCCAAGGCCGCTACATCACCGTCACCGGACGCACGCTCCGCGATTCGCCGGCCAGACTGGCCGACCTCACGTTCCCCTTCGACCTGCTCGACAGGCTCAGATGACCTTATGAACGGAGGAAGCATGGCCAAGGACGCATCCTCCCACCGCATGCCGGCCGGACTGATCAAAAACGGCCGCGGCCAAAGACTCTGGCACGACATCACCGCGAAATGGGAGCTCACCGAAAGCGAATACCGCACGCTGGAGAACGCCTGCTACACCGCCGACCGCATCGGACGCATCCGCAGGGCCCTCGGCGACGAGCTCACCACCGAAGGAAGCCAGGGACAGCTCGTCGTCCACCCGCTCCTGCCCGAACTGCGCCGCGACGAGACCCATCTGGCCGACCTGCTCAAACGAATCGACATGCCGGAACCCGAGGAACAGTCGGAAGATGCCTCGTCCGACGGCGGCAGGTCCAGCCAGATGCGCGCCACCGTCAACAGACGATGGCACGACAGCAAATGGGAGAAAGCCTACGGCTGATGGCAAGACTACGCAGCAACCGGAAGGCCGCCGCGTTCATCCCAAGCCGCGAAAGCGAGATCCGCGGAATCGCCGACTGGTACCGTTGCATGCTCGCCGACGAGCCCGCACCGCAATGGAACACCAATCCGGTACTCATCGGCCCGACATGGCGTCGTGACGGGAACGGCTGGGTCCTTCCGCAGGCGACACTAGGCTGGCGGTTTCTCGGATGGAGCGGCTACTGGCTGCGCGACTCCGCCAAAGGACTGCCGTGGAAATGGACCAGCGAGCAGGCGAGGTTCTGGCTGTGGTTCTGGGCGTTGGACGACCATGGACGCCCCCTGCACGACAACGCCGTGCTGCAGCGGCTCAAAGGCTGGGGCAAGGACCCGATGGCGGCCGGAGGCGCGTGCGGCGCATGCTTCGCTCCGTTGACGTTCGACCATTGGGACCCCGCGAGCGGCGATCCGATCGGCCGAGACGAGCCGAACGCATGGGTGCAGGTGTGCGCCGTCAGCCAGGAACAGACCAAGAACACCATGAAACTCCTGCCGGGACTCCTGCCGGCGGCCACACGCAAATACTACGGCATCCAATTGGGCAAGCTCAACATGTACGCGATGGGCGACAGCCGGCAGATCGAGGCCGTCACCAGCTCGCCGCTGGCGTTGGAAGGAGGACGACCCACCTTCGTGATCCGCAACGAGACCCAGAACTGGAACTCGTCCAACGGCGGCAGCGACATGGACGGCGTGCTTTCCGGCAACGCCGCCAAACGCGAGGAAGGCGTCGCGGTCAAGATGCTCGACATCTGCAACGCCTACCGTGACGGCGAGGACAGCGTCGGCCAGAAGGTACGCGAGGCATGGGAGGGCACCCAAGGCGATCCCGACAGCGACGACGAGGGCAAACGCCCCAAATACCTCGACTTCGGCCTGCTCTACGATTCCCTGGAAGCCGCTCCCGACAGCCCGATGAGCGAGGACACGATAGGCAGGGTCATCGAGGACGTGCGCGGCGACAGCACCTGGCTGTCCATCAGCCGAATCGGCAAGGAGATCCTCAATCCGAAGAACCCGGTAAGCGAATCACGGCGCAAATGGTACAACCAGTCCACGGCACCCGAGGACGCATACGTGACCCATCAGGAATGGGATCGGAACGAGCATCCCGAACTTTCGCTCGAGCATGGTGAGCGCATCAGCATGTTCCTCGACTGCTCGCTGAACGACGACAGCACCGCCCTCGTGGCCTGCCGCATCTCCGACGGATTCGTCAAACCATTGGGCTTGTGGCAGAAGCCGGCGGGGGAGCGTGGCAAGGACTGGCGCGTGCCCAGGGAAAGCGTCGACGACGTGGTGCGCACCGCATTCCACACGTACGACGTGGTCGGCTTCTTCGGCGACCCCAGCCACGTATTGGACTCCGAGACCGGACTGAGATACTGGGACGCACTGTTCGACTGTTGGCATCGCGACTACGGGCGCCGACTCAAGACATGGGCCGTACCGTCGGGCCGCGACAGGCACGCCGTCATGTTCGACATGATCAACACCGACATCCAACGCAGGTTCGTCACCGCGGTCGACCAGGCCTACACCGACATCACGGAAGGCGACTTCCCGCACGACGGTGACGCCAGACTGCGATTGCACATGCTCAACGCCAGACGCCAGCCCACGAGGGTCGGCATGAGCATCGCCAAGGAAAGCCGCGAGTCGAAACGCAAGATCGACCTCGCGATATGCGCCATCGGCGCCCGCATGGTCAGGCGCGAATACCTGAACAGGAACTCCAGAAGCGGAGGAGGACAGCTATGGTGACCACCACCGGCTACGACAGCGAGAAACAGGCGTTCGCCGCATTGAGCACGCTGCTCATCCCGGCGTTCGACAATGAGACACCGAAACTCAACAGGATCGACCGCTGGTGGCGGTGGAACCCCAAACCCATCCGCCTCAACGTCGGAGCGACCCCGGAACACCGCATGCTGCGCGACATGGGCGAGACCCCATGGCTCGGCCTTGTGGTCACCACGCTCGCCCAGACCCTCTACCTGGAAGGAGTCGACTCCGAAACACAGGACACCGGCGACGCGCAACGCTTCTGGGAACCATGGCAGCGCAACCGCATGGGCGAACGCCAGATCGCACTGCACCGCGAGGCCATCGCATACGGCACCGCATACACCGCCGTCCAAGGCGAAGACACGCCGGACGGACTCCATGCGCGAATCGACTGCTGGAGCCCACGTGACGCCATCGCCCTCTACGACGACCCCGCATCCGACAACTGGCCGCAGATCTTCATGCGCCGCCGCAAACTCGGCGACAAAACCATCGAATACCAGCTCTGGGACGCCTGGAGCATCTGGACATGGCGCAGGACCGGCGGCACATGGGCCTTCGACGGCCAGACACCACATGGAGTGGCCTCGCCGGACGGCGACCCCGTCTGCCCCATCGTCAGATACTGCAACCAGCGCGACCTGCAGGGCCGCGTACCGGGAGAGGTCGAACCCTACATCCGCATGGCCAGCCGCCTGAACAAGGACAACTACGACCGCATGCTCGCCCAACACTACAACAGCTGGAAGGTCAAAACCGCCACCGGCCTCGACATGAGCGGACTAACCGAAGCGGAAAAGGAAGCCAAGAAACTCCAGATCGAACACGACAGCGTCCTCGCCGGCGGCATGGACGTGAAATTCGGCAGCCTTCCGGAAACCGACCTCGCCAACATCGTCGCGGCCAAGACCAGCGACGTCGAGGAACTCGCCGCGGTCAGCCAGACACCGACCACCGCGTTCGGCAAGATGACCAACGTCGGAGACGCCGGCATCGAGGAATCACGCGCCGGATTCTACGCGAAACGAAACGAACGCCGACGCGCGTTCGGCGTCAGCCACATGGACACGCTCCGACTCGCCTCATCCGCCGAAGGACGCCAGGACGACGCCGCCAACTTCCACCTCTTCCCCAAATGGGAAGACACCGACACGAGAACCCTCAGCCAAGCAGTAGACGCACTCGGCAAAGCCGTCCAAATGCTCCACGTCCCCAACCAACTCGTCTGGGACATGATCCCAGGCATCTCCAAACCACAAGCCGACGCATGGCGCGAATACGCAGCCCAACACCCCTCCGCCGACGACATCGCAGCCCAGATCCAAATCGGACAACTCAACGGAAACGGAGCATACGACGATGGCATCGACGGCTAAGGGAAACATCCTGACCGACCAGCACCGCAGACGACAGGTCGCGCTCGCCATCACGGCGGACAGCCAGATGCGGCGCGTCTGGGACGACACGCTCGACGTGAACGACCTCGACCACACGCAGCCGATCTGGAAGAAGGCGATGCTCGACCTGCTCGGACAATGGTGGAAGGTCAGCGCCGACACAGCGGCGCAATACCTGCCACGGTTCCGAAAAGCCGAAATCGGCGATGGGAGCGTAAAGGTCGGCGTGCCCCGCTTCAACCGGAGCCAGGCTGGGAAACAACTCGAATGGGGCGGAGTGGCGAACATCCTGTGGCACGTGGCCATGGGACAGACGCAGGAGGCCGCATACCTGGCCGCACGCGAACTGTTCATCGGCATGTTCCACGAGGCCGTGCTCACCGGAGGACGGCTCACCCTGCAACAATGGGCCGCCAAGGACGCGCGCGCCTCCGGATGGCGTCGCGTGTCGGACGGGCACCCATGCGCGTTCTGCGCGATGCTCGTCAGCCGTGGACCCATCTACACAAGCGAGCGGACGGCATTGTACCGCCAGTCGGATGGGGATAAGTTCCACCCGCACTGCGGCTGCACCGTCGAAGTCGTGTACGGTGACTGGATCCCGTCCGACAAGGAGAAACAGTGGATCGACGATTATTACAGAGCCGCCGAGAGCCTGCCCAAAGGCACCGCGAGGACATACGACCGGATCCTGCCGATCATGCGCAGGACCGGAGACTACCGCGACTCGCCATCCGCCCGCGCCTCCGGAGCAATGAAAAAGGACCCTCACTCCAAGAACCAAGGGGTTCGAACGGAAAAGCCCTAAACACGACCACCATATCAGATTTCCGCCGGGAAGAACCCGACACCATTCCCACCCGCAGGACGGGCCGGAACAAGGAAAGGAGCCCACAGTGGCAGACGACAACCAGCAGGACGGCGACGTCCAGAACGAACCAGACGGCATCCAACAGCCCGATCCGAACACGAATGGCACGGAAGGACAGGAGGACGGCCGGCAGGAGCCGAGGGCCCCATGGGAACGCGAGGGCCAGCAGTTCGACCCCGCCACCGCATGGAAGCTCATCCAGAACCTCCGTGAGGAGAACGGCACCCTCAAACACAAGAACGGCGAACTCGCCGACAAGAACCGCGCATACGAGGACGCCAAACTCACCGAAACGGAAAAGACCCAAAGGGACCTCGACGAAGCCAACCAGAAAATCGCACGGCTCGAAGCCGACAATGCCTGGGCCCATGCGCTCGCGGCGCATCCTCAGCTTTCGGCCGAGGACCGTGAACTGGTCGGAGACGGAACCCCGGAACGGATCGAGGCGAAGGCGGCGAAGCTCGCCGCACGATACGCCGCACAGGCTGCGGTGCGGAACGGGCCGGCATTCAATGAGCCGGCGAATAGGGCGAAGCCGACGGGAGGAATGGACCCGACCAGGCCGTCGCGTCCATCCGACTGGATGCGCGACGCCATCGACAACAACGACTGACAGCCATACAAGGAGCAGACAATGGCCAACAATTTCGATTCCAACATCAAACGCAACGACCTCGGACAGGCCCTCGTGCCCGACGAGATCAGCCAGGAGATCATCCAGACCATGCCGGAGAAGAGCGTCATGCTCACCCGTGCAAAGCGCATGACCATGAGCGCCAGGAAGAAGACCCAGCCGGTCCTCGCCACCCTGCCGGAAGCCTACTGGGTCTCCGAGGGAGGCCTCAAGGAGACCACCAAAAGCGGTTGGGAGGACGTGAACATCACCGCCGAAGAACTCGCCGTGCTCGTCCCGATCCCGGACTCCGTGCGGGAGGACGCGTCCATCAACCTGTTCGAGACCATGAAGCCGCTGATCGCCGAGGCGTTCGGCAAGAAGATCGACCAGGCCGCCATCTTCGGCGTCGACAAGCCGACCACCTGGGGCGACGACATCCTCTCCGGCGCGAAGACCGCCAAGAACACCATCGCGCAGGGAACCGGCAAGGACCTCGCCGCCGATGTGGCCGCCCTCGGCAAGATGCTCGCCAAGGAAGGCTACGCGCTCAACGGCTTCGCCAGCCAGCCCGGCCTCAACTGGGAACTGACCGAATTGCGTGATACGAACAACCGTCCCATCTACACGCCGAACCTGACCGACAAACAGCCGGCGAACCTGTACGGATACCCATGCAACGAGGTCCTCAACGGCAGCTGGGATCCGACCAAGGCCGTGCTGCTGGCGGCCGACTGGTCGAAGTTCATCGTCGGCATCCGACAGGACATCACCTACAAGGTGTTCGACCAAGGCGTCATCTCCAACGCCACCGGCGCGATCGTGTACAACGCGATGCAGCAGGACAGCCAGATCATGCGAGTGGTCATGCGCGTCGGCTTCCAAGTCGCCAATCCGGTCACCCGCGTGGCCAAGAAGGGCACCCAGTACCCCGCCGGATTCATCCTCCCGCCCACCGGCGGTTCCCCCTCTCCTGAATCCCACTGACGGGAAGGAGCATGATGGCGCGTGAACCATTCGCCACCGTCCCGCAACTGGCCGAATGGCTCGGCGAGGACATCGACGAGAAGTCGGCGGACGGCAAACGGGCGGCCATGGCGCTCAGATTCGCATCCAACCGCATCCGCGCCTACACCCGGCGCGAATGGTCGGAACCCGACCTGCCGGAGGACCTTCAGGACGTGTGCCTCACCTGCGCCGGACGCCTGTGGAGCAATCCGAACGCGGAAACGCAATGGACGCGCCAGATCGACGACGCCATGGACGGCGGAAGCCGGAAGGTCGACGAGGCCGGCGCCTACCTGACCTCCAGCGAGAAGGAGACCCTCGACCAGCTCGTTGCCGGCCAGTCACCGGTCATCGCCGGCATCGGCGTCCTGCACTCCACCAGGAACGAATCCGCCAACACGGACATGAGCCGGTACTGGACGGACGATGAAGACGGCGAACCGTTCCTCATGGCGAAGGTGACGGGATGAACGACAGAACATTGACGAGAATGCGCCGGTGGGCGGAAACCCTCATGACCGACCGGATACGCGTCACCGCACCCGGCACCGTCACGGTCGACCCGAACACGGGAGCCGAAACCGTAGCCCAGAACGTCGTCTATGACGGCAAAGGGAAAGTGCAGACGGCCGGCGGTACGGCGAGCCAGCAGCACAACGTGACAGGCAGCAACGCGGTGGGCGCGTTCGTCCTCGAATGGGGACTCTACCTCCACCTGCCCGTCACGGCCACGACGCCACGCGAGGGCTGCGAGGCCACCGTCGTGGAATCGGCCGATCCGGCCCTCGTCGGACGACGTTTCCGTCTGATGAACATGCAATCCGAGAAGACGCACGCCACCGCCAGAAGGTGGAATGTGCAGGAGATCCCGATGGAAGGCGGCTCATGATGCATATCGACTCCCATGAACTCGATGAGCTGGCGAGGAGACTCACCGTCGCCAGCGTCCGCGCGCCCATCAAAGCAGCCAACGCCGTCAAGAAAGGCGCGCAGAACATCAAAACCGCCATCAAGGCGGATCTCACGTCGAGCGGCCATACGAACTTCCGTCGAATCCCCATCGCCTACGAGATCAGGGCCGAGGGCATGAAGGTCGAGGCGGACATCGCGCCCGTCAAATCCGTCGGCGGACTCGCCAACATCGCATTCTTCGGCGGCGCGCACGGCGGAGGCGGCACACACCGCTTCTACGAGCACGGCGAGGACGAGTTCGAAACGACCGCCCGATACGTCGAGGAAGCCGGGGCGAGCCTATGACCGACTTCCTGAAGGTCAGGGAATCCGTCATCCGCCTCGTCGGCGAGATCCGCGGATGGGACGTGTACACGGACGGCATCGCGCCAGCCGGCAAAACCCCTCCATGGGTCGTCGTCGGACTGACCGAAACCAGTCGCACGCATACGGAAAGCCAACGCACGGACCTGCACATCGGCAGACTCGACATCCGCATCGTCGCACGAAGCCAGACAAGCGTCGACATGCTCGCCTCGCTCCTCACGGAAAGGCTCGACGGGGCCCGACCGGACATGCCGGGACCATCCCCGCTCATCGGGGACGTGGACACCGGCAGCAACCCAAGCGACCTGACCGATCCGGACACGGGCACGCCATACATGATGCGCGTGCTCACATGGCGGATCGGCTGGCCGGAAACAACATGAAAGGAAACACACCATGCAGAAAGTCCCAGCACATCTCGGAGACGGCGAATTCCGGACCATCATGGTCGAGGAATCCGGCATCGTGAACTATCTGAAACCAACCGCCACCGAACTGAACAACACCAGCAACCTCGACCTGAGCTACTACCTGTCCGCGACCGGCTGGCACCTGACCCACAGCCAGGACATGATCGACGACGACCGCGAATCCTCCGCCGCAGTCGGACAGATCCCCGGACAGGAAAAATACTCCGACGGCAGCATGGACCTCATCGACAACGTCAACACCCCCGACGCGACCAACTTCAACAAAGCCGTCGACACCCTCACCCGCGGCAAACGCTGCTGGATCGTCCGCCGACGCGGCAAGGCCGTATCCGCTCCGTTCGCAGCCGGGGACGTGATCTCCATCTACCTCGCGACCATCGGCATAAAAATCCCGGTCGCCCACAGCGCCAACAGCCGCCAGATGAGCACCATCAACTTCAGCGTCGACCCGATCAGCCTCGAGGAATCCGTCACCGTCGTCGACGCCGCATCCTCAACCGGCAGGTAAACCCAACAACCGCACGCCCCGTGCCAGCAGCCATCCGACACGGGACGTCGCCCAACCACGCAACGGACGGCAAACCACGAACGGGACGGCAAAAACACATGAACATCACCATCACACGCCCGACGGCGCAACACCGCATCATCACCGACATGCAGGCGCTCGCGGAAAGCGTACGGCTCGGCAACAGGATCCTCGAACTCGACGCCACGACGGATTCAACCGAGGCGGAGGCATCCGAACGCCGCAAGGAGCAGGATGCCGTCCGCGAACGGCTGGACTCGCTGCTGAAAAGTATCGAGCATAGGACGCTCGTGGTCACGCTCCGCGGACTGAACTCCAGCCAGTGGGCGCAGATCACCCTCAGGAACTCCAGGACGGTACATGGACGGGTGGTCAGTGATCTTCCCGCCATCGCCAAGGAGGCCGCGCCGCTCATGCTGGAATCCGCCGGATGGGCCGACGGCAGCGACGTGGAATTCACCGGCGAGGAATTCTCCAGGCTCATCGATTCGATGACCGACAGCCAGGTCAACGCGCTCATGCAGACGGTGCAGGAGCTCAACACGCCGGTGGTCGAAATCCCAAAAGAGTTGACGCGGCTGGCCTAGCGGATCGGCTTGAGCACGCGCCGGTCCTGCTCAACGACCTGCGATGCGCGAGACGTCTCGGCATCAGCCTGAAACGATGGCTCGGATGGGCTCCATCCGACGACGACCCGATCGAATGGGACGAGACCGAACGCGACTGGATGCGCGCCCTCGACCTGTACGAGCGGCTGCACGAATGCCCATTATGCGGGTTGAGCACCGACCTGTGCCACGACCAAGGCAAGGTGGACAGTCTATTCGCCGGAGCGCAGGTGGAAACCTGCTGGATCACGTTCCAACGTGAACGCGCGATGCGCAAATACGAGGAGTCCGGTACGGTGCTCGCGCCTCACGCGCAGACGGCGAACCTCATACCGAGAAACTAGAGAGGGGAGAAGCCGACGATGGCGTTGAACGAGAACATCATGATCCGCCTGTCGGCCGACACCTCCAACTATTCGACGAGGATGGCCGCCGCGAGCACACAGGCGGAGAAGCTCTCCACCGCGTTGGAGAAGCCGGGCAGCAAAAGCCGGATCGCCACGAATCTCATGGCCGGAATGGGCTTGGCCGCCATCGCATTGGGCGTGTCAGCCACGAAGCTGGCCGCCGACTTCGACCAGAGCATGAGCACCATCCAAGCCGATTTGCAGGCGTCGGACGGCGACATGCAGAAGCTGCGCGCCGCCGCCATCCAGGCGGGCGCCGACACCATCTACAACGCGAATGAGGCCGCGGATGGCATCGACGCGTTGGGCAAGGCCGGCCTGTCCACCGCGGACATCCTTTCCGGAGGTCTGTCCGGAGCGTTGAGTCTGGCCGCGTCCGATGGCATGCAGGTCGGCGAGGCCGCGGAACTGATGAGCACCACGCTCAAACAGTTCAACCTGGAAGGCGCGGACGCGGGCAAGGTCGCGGACGCACTGGCCGCCGGCGCGGGCAAGGCCGTCGGCTCGGCCCATGATCTGGGTCTCGCATTGAACCAGGCCGGTCTGATGGCCAACAGCATGGGCGTGAGCATGACCGAAACGGTCGGCACGTTGGCTGCGTTCGCGAACGCCGGCATGATCGGCTCCGACGCCGGCACCTCGCTGAAGACGATGCTGCAACGCCTGTCGAAACCCACCAAAGAGGCCCAGGCGCAGATGGACGAGCTGGGCATCAGCGCGTACGACGCGTCGGGCAACTTCGTCGGCTTGGAGAACTTCGCCGGACAGTTGAAGAACTCGCTGAGCGGGTTGTCGCAACAGCAGCGCAACGCCGCCTTGAACATCATCTTCGGCTCAGACGCGGTACGCGCAGCAAACGTCCTGTACTCGGAAGGCTCCGACGGCATCGCCGGATGGACGAAGGCCGTGTCCGACAGCGGTTTCGCCGCTGACGTGGCCGCCAAGAAGAACGACAACCTCAAAGGCGACATCGAACAATTGTCCGGCAGCGTCGAAACCCTCATGATCAATCTCGGCGAAGGCTCGCAGGGAATGCTCCGCAAGCTCGTTCAGGGATTGGATACGCTCGTGGACTCGTTCTCATCCCTGCCCGCATCGGTCCAGCAGGGTACGATCGCGTTGACCGCCATGCTCGGCGGAGCCGTCGCATTGCACAAGGCGTTGGGGCCGTTGGAGAAATCCGTCGGAACCGTAGGCGGTGCGATCGCCTTGGCCGTCGACCCGATCCAACGTGCCAGGAAGGCGGCCCCGAAGTTGGCCGAAGGCCTGATGCAGGTCGGCTCGGCCATGGGCACCGCAACGACCGATCTGGCCACGGGAGCCGTCACCGTCGGCAAGGGTGCGACGGCTCTCAACGGCATGAAGATGGCCGGCTCAGGAGTCATCGACCTGCTCGGCGGACCATGGGGCATCACACTCACCGCCGCGACCACGGTATTGGGCGCGTTCATCTCCGAACAGCAGAAAGCCCAGGAGCGTACCACGCAACTGTCGACCGCACTGCATGACGGCGTCTCCGCGACCCAGTACTATCAGAAGGCGCTATCGGACTCGTCAGGAGCGAAAATCACCGACAGCCAGCTCGGCCGACTGGTGACCGGATATGACAACGTGTGGCAGGCCGTGAACAAGGTCGGCATCAAGCACGGCACGTTCATCAAAGCCATCCAAGGCGAAAAGACCGCCGTCGGCGAGGTCAACAGGGAAATCGAAGCCTACCGCAAGCGGCTCGCCGACCAAGGCAACCTGTTCACGGGCGGCGAATACCGGGTCATCTCGCAGAGCCTCGCCGAACTACAAGGACAGTACAAGGCAAGCCAATCCGCGTCGGCCGACCTCGCACAGGCCGACAAGGAGGCCACCCAGGCAGGCCTCGACAAGACAGGGGCCCTCCTGAAGGGGGCCGACGCGGCAAGCCAATCCGCGGACAGCTCGCAGGATGCGGCCAGCGCCGACGACATCCTCGCCGAAGCGTTCGGAGCGACCAAGGATGCGGTCAGCGACACGTCGGCCGCACTGTCCGAAGTCATCGACGCGATGCAAACCTACTACGGGTTCGCCATCGACTCGTCCGACGCGCAAGTCAACCTCATGGACAAGATCGCATCGGCTAATGACACCATCGGCAAGAACGCCAAGACCCTCGACCTGAACACGGAAGCCGGACGCAAGAACCAGACCGCGTTGAACGACATCGCCGAAGCGGCCCTCAAATGCGCGAAAGCGCAAGCCCAGAACGGCGACAGCCTCAACGACATCTACCCGAACATCGACAAGGCCCACGACGCGTTCACCAAACTCATGCAATCCCTCGGCAAAACACCCGAAGAGGCCGAAGCCGCGGCACAATCCTACGGGCTGACCCGCAAAGCGGTCGACGACCTGGTCAGCAGCCTGCAATCCGCACCGGACTCGAAAACCATCGAGGTCAAGGTCACCGGAGACGCCGTCGCCAAATTCGAGGAGGTCAAACTCGCCGCCAAGGAAACCCCGGACGGTAAACACGTCACCATCAGTGGCGACAACACCGACCTGATGAAGAAAATCGCCCAAGCCGCAAACGCGAAAATCGATCCCAAGAACGGCACCCTCACCTTGGACAGCAACCAATACATGATCGCCCTCGCCATCGCGAACGGAGCCAAAATCGACGACAAGACCGGCTACCTCAAAGGCGACAACTCCGACGCAATGAACAAATTCCTCGAAACGCAAGGATGGAAACTCAACGACAAAGGATTCATCGTCAACGCGGACGGCTCACCCGCCATGAACGTGCTCACCAACCTGACCAACTACCAGATAGCCGACAAATACTTCCAAATCCACGGAAGCTACGTCGACGCATCCGGAGGCACATACTCGGGCCAAGGATATCGTCCGAAAGGCGCCACGGGCAACATCCCAACAGGAGCCACCGGCGGCATGTACGACGGCAACCAATTCCGATACGCCAACGGAGGCATCGCCTTCAACGGCTACGTCAACCCGACATGGGCCCCCGGCACGGCAACCAGCGACAGCGTCTACCTCGACAACGCGCGCATCGCACGAGGCGAATACGTCCAAAACGCGCTCGCCACCAGCTACTATGGCGTGGAATTCATGGATGCGCTGAACCGAAGGACCATACCTCGTGAAGCATTCGCAGCCATGCCGCAGCAACAGATCGTCGTGAAAGTCGAAATGCCGAAGAACGTTGGCCAAACGGTCGTGAACATGCCCCAAAGGATCGTCGTGGCCGACCAGCCATCCGTATCCGGCGCCATCATCGGCAGTAAGGTACTGACCACATTGAGGGGAGTGAGATGAGCGACGTCATATTGCAGGGAAACAGAAGATCCATCATCCTGCATGGTGATGGATCCTACCGGGGGCCCGGACTCGCTCTGACCGGTATCACGGGATGGTACCAGACACCGGACGCGAAGGTCACAACAAGCTCACGCGGACAAGGAGACGGCGGCCATGACATAGCCGCCGATGACATCATGTACGAGGCGCGCGTAGTCATCATCGGCTATCGCGCGCTCGCCGGCTCCGACCGCGGCGAGGCATTGCATCAGCTCGTCCTGCTTGACAGGCTCGTGCATGGGCTCGTGTCCTGTCGCGTTATGGACGTCGGACAGGACACTCGCTGCTCAGGAGGCTACTACGTGCGGTCGCTCGAGCAGAAGACCCAGAATCCGCTCTGGCAGAACGTGACCGGAGATATCACGCTCGTCTTCGAACGTCCTGAACGCCTGTCCTCGCTGGCACATTCCGGCGAGGCTCGCGCGTCGGTGGTGCAGTCGGGCGGACTGAGCTACGGCTCGTCCAACGCTGGACTGGCGTATCCGCTGGGTTACGGCGTCACGTCGGATGGTGCGACGGTCATGCGCCTGCCGAACCAGGGCACCTCACGCGCCTACCCGACATTCGTGCTGAATGGTGATTGGCCGGAAGGCTGCGCATTGCGTCTGGCCTGTGATGGCAGGACCTCGACCTTGGGATTCGGCGAAGCCATCCACGCCGGCATTCCCGTCCTTCTTGATACCCGCTCGCGCACGGCGACCATGGGCGGCGTGGATGTGACCTCGGGATTGTCTCGGCGTGGATGGATGACGATTCCGGCCGGCAAGGCATTGACGGTCAATCTCGCGACGCCCGGCAGCGGATGGGTCACATGCGAATCACACGACACATACATGTAAGACATCGTTCGTTTTGGAGGTGCAATTCATGGTTACCGCTTTGGGCATCCGTCCCGACGGCAAGAATCAGGGCGTGAGCCCCCAGGTGCACAGGCACATCATCAGCTCGCAGTGGACGAGCGACGGCATCATCTATGGTCTGAATGTGACCGGCGGCACCGGACTCTCCTACACGGTGAGCGCCGGCACCGCGCTCATTCAGCCGGACGGGCAGAATGGCGAGGCCGTGCTCGCCTACCATCCTGGAGGACAGACGCCGACGGTCACCGCCGGCAATGCCGGACTCCCCAGATACGATGTGGTGTGGCTTCGCGCCCACGACCCGGACAAGGGCGATGACGACAGCCAGCTCGTTCTCGGCGTCACGCAAGGCACTCCGTCCGTCGATCCGGATCCGCCACTCGAACAGGTGCCGTCCGACGTGGCCCGTCTGGCCGTCATGTATGTTCCCGCGGGCATGACGCAGACGAAATCATGCTCGTCCGACGGTGCGGAACGCTACGCGATGCCCTATGGCGCGTCACGCGGCTGCATCGCACGCAACGTCCGTAACTACGAGGGACCCGCGAACATGTCGGACAACGGCAGGGACTATTTCGAACAGGATACGCGATTCTATCTGCCGACCGACAGGTTGATCGAACTCAGGTACACCGCGACGGCTTCGGCCTGCCGGCACGATGATCCGTCGAAACCGACCGAGAACGCGACGCAGATGGCCTGCTGGTACGTCGGATTCCAGTTGGACGGACAGGACGTGGAAGGTGGAGGCGGCCAGTTCCAGGTCAGCCGCGCGTGGCAGCAGGTGCACCTGAACGCGCTGGTCAGCATCCCGGCCGGATGGCATACGGTACGCACCAGAAACCACCGTGTCCCGTGGGGCGAGAATGTCTACTTCATCTGCCATTCCGATTCGAAGGAGCGATACCCCGGCCGTACCTTGGAGGTCTGGGACAGAGGCGTGAACGTCGGCTGAAGGAGGATTCGATGAGCTGGAGGACATATGCGGTCGACACGATCAGCGGGCGGATCCTCTGTCCGATCGACCTGCCGAATTTCAGCTGGTCGGTGAGCGTAAGCGACTCATCGCTCTCGACAACCAAGTCGAAGGGTGCGGGACAGGACGAGGTGAGCGGCCTGAAGGTGCCATGGACGGCGGTACCGGCCAATTCGCCGGACGAACGCAGCCGCCTGCTCGCACCCGACCGGCGCAGCATCGCATTGTGCTGGACGAGCCCGTTGGACGACGAAGACGAGATAGGCACGCCGATACTCTGCGGTCCGATCGGACAGCGCAAGGACGGGCCGCTCGACACGGACTTCAGCCTGAACAGCATCTACGGTCTGCTCGGCGACAGATACCTCGTACGTGAAGGCGTCTACGGTGCCGGACAGGGGAGCACGAGCACCGACATAATCAACCTCTCGAATCTTTCCCTGCGCGCCATCGCCGCCGAGGCCGGATGGCTGTGCACCAACGCCAAGCCCGGCGGCGGTCTGCCAATCGACTGGCATTACAGGGGGGAGAGGGGCTCGCATCAGCGTGGGTATGACAGCTGGGACATTCAGAATCTGAAATGCTCCGACGTGTGGGACAAGATCGCCAACGTCGAAAACGGCCCCGATCTACAGCTTCGTCCTAAGCTCTCGGGCGACACGATACGCTTCGACTTCATCGCCGGATCCGACGTGGATCCGGATATCGCGCAATCCACGGTCATCGAACTGTCCAGTTCGCCCCATGGCGGCACGCTGGAGAACATGACCATCGACCACTTGGGCGCAGTCAACCGCGTCTACGCCTCGGGCTCGGGCACGGACAAGGCTCAACTCTGCCACCTTTCCGAAGACCTATCGCTCGTGAACGGCGATCATGAGCCATTTCCGCTGCGCGAGATTACCTACAGCGACACCGACGCGGCCGACGTGACGCTACTCCGCCGGCATGCCGACGGCATTCTCAACGCCAACCGCAGGCCGCTCATGCAGATCAAGGGCGAATTGCACGCCAACGATGCGGACACGAACGGCACGCCCCTTCACCCGCTCGGCAGTTTCTGGCCGGGCGAGACCATGAAATTGGACGTCCAAGGCTTTCCGAGCCTGTCGGATGGCGTATACGAGTGCCGTCTCATGCAGATAAGCGGCGACCAATCGGACAAGGTGAGCCTCACCTTCGATGCCATGGAGGATCCCATGGCCTGACATCTTTGGAGGATCGATGTCTTTACACGTCGAATTGAATCCCGATGACGACATGCTTGGGCTGTGCCTGGGCCTTAAGGCCATGCGCCTCGCATCAACACAGAAAACGCATAAAACCGGTACGATACGCATTCCTACCTCCACCGGCAAGGATTTCATCGCCGGCGAGGGCGCCGAGGATGGCGCGAACTGGATTGACGAGGAGGGCGTGCAGACGCCGCTCGTGGACACGGACGCGATCGACAAGGCCGTGGATGAAATCGGTCGGAAGGCCGATGCCGCCGCCGCCAGTGCGGATAAGGCGTATGAGGAGGCGAAGAAGACCGGCCAGTTGGCGGTGACCGCGAGCAGGACGGAGTATGCGACTTCGACGGACGCGACGGCTACACCAGCCGACGGCTGGTCGGAAACGCCACCAACCTATATGGATGGCCAGTACACGTGGCTGAGGGTCACGGTCACTTATGGTGACGGGCATACGGAGCTTTCCAATCCAGTCCTGATGACCGGGCCGAAAGGCGGAAAGGGCGAGACCGGCGAGACCGGTACGGCGGGCGTGTCGGTCACTTCGTTGACGACGTTCTGGCGGCTGGCGGCGGACACTCCGGACACTCCGAGCGGGGCCGATGATCCGTCCGGGTGGAGCAGGACGGAGCCGAGCATTCCCGACGGCTACGAGAGCAAGCTGTATCGGACGATTCGCACGATCATGTCGGACGGTACGGCGACATGGACGAGCCCCGACGTGGATAGCATGTTCGAGTACATGGCTCGCACGTATAGGACCGCTTCCGGTGCGGTTACCGTGTCGAGTGAGGCGAAGCGGACGGCTGAGGGCAATGCGGAGACGATCAAGCAGGTCGGCACCACCGCCAATGATGCGCTCAGTAAGGCGACTACGGTCGAGACGAATTTCGCCGGTTTCAAAACCGAAGTGAGCGAAACATATCAGACGAAGGCCGGCATGTCCTCGTACGGTACCAAGTCGTATATCGATGAAACCTCGAAATCCGTGGCCTTGGGAGTCGTGCAGGATTACAAGGGCGCCGACGGTTCGGGGCTCGCCACGAAGACGGACATCAGCGTGTCGAGGACGGAAATCACCAGCGAGGTTTCCAACACGTACGCGACCAAGGATGGCGTCAGCGAGGAAATCAGTTCGAAGATCACGCAGAACAACGGTTTGTGGGAGCTGAAGTTCGCGACGAAGACGGAGGCCAAGAGCGCGCAGGACACGGCCAACGCGGCCAACGCGGCCGCGGCCGACGCGCAGGGCCGCGTGGGGAATCTGGAACCATGCATCCGCATGACCTCCGACGGCGTGAGGGTCGGCAAGCGTTCCGGCGACAGTTTCACCGGCACGAGCGCACTGGTCGGCACGGGCGGCACGTTCGACATCCTGGACGAGCATGGCGAGCGAATGCTCGAAATGTCCGACACCGGCCTGCGTCTGCCGGTCCTGAAGAACAATACGGCGTTCAAGATCGGACGATACCATCATCCGACATACGATTCCGACGTCGTGTACATCGGCGACGATTATGATTCCAACGTCGACTCGCCGGCCCGGATCGAATTCAACAGGAACAGCATCAACCTGACCGCGAGACTGCTGAACATGAACCTGACCGACAGTTGTTTCTACGTCAACGGCCATCCGATGGGCAAGGCGAGCGACATCAAACAGAGCCAAAGATGGTCGAACATCAACATGCAGGCATGGAATTTCGGCAACCTCGGCATCATCAACATCCTGCACCCGTCCGGAACCATCGCCCACATCATGGGCAACGACGATCCCACCGAGATCGGGCGCATCAGCCCTCTGAACGCGCCGAGGGATTACGTGGGCTGTACGCTGGCCGCCTACGGCAATACGACCCTGTTCGCCGAGGTCACGCCGGCCGGACTGGTCAAATGCTTCACCGCGTTCGGCGGCCAGCACGACTGGGATTATTTCACGGGAACGATCGTGTTCCCATTGACATGGTAAGGAGCAAACGACAATGACCGATGCGACCATTCTGGATGGCATCCTCGACCTTCGTCCGGACAGGGACACGATCACGTTCCAGATGCTTCGTCTGGGATTGCAATACGAGGGCCTCACCGACGGCAACGAGGTGTGGAGCAACTACGGCATCGGCGTCGTGGCCGCGTTCCCGCATGAGGATCCGAAAATCGTGACGGTGACGGATGTCGACATCAAGGAGTCGTTCCACATTCCCATCGAACGGATCCCCGAGATCAGACGGATCAAGACATGGCGTTCGGATGGTTCGGAGATGCTGGGAGATTGACGATGCCACCGTTCCAGGAATTGTTCAATTCGCAGGAGTTCTGGTCGGCGGTCATCATCAGTCTTATCGGCGGTGGCGGCATCGTCGGTGCGATCATCACCGCGTGGAGCAACCGAAGGTCGAAATCACAGGAGGACCGTGACAGTGCCGAAGCGGACAAATTAGCCACTGAAGCCGCGCAAGCCGCCGTGCAGATACTCACGGATTCGGTGATTCAACCATTGCGTGAGCAGGTGGATAAACAAGCCGCCCAAATCCAGCATTTGGAGGAGAAGCAAGCCATGCAGACCCAGAATCTGGAGCAGACGCAGCAGGATCTGAAGGAGAAGCGGGAGGAGTATTTCGCACTCGGCGCTTACACGCGGAGCCTGTTCCATTGGCTTCAGGAGTTTTGCGAAATCATGGAGCCCGATTTTCTGGCCCGTCATCCGAAACCACGCTTGCCGGACAAGCTGCGACCAGACATCGCACCGGAAACCATTGGCAAGGAGGGGTAATGTGATCAGGTTCCTCGTCTTTGCCAGCGTCCCGCTTGCATCCCTGCCCCACCGGGCATAAAACCGACCATTTTCCTGGGCCACACCATGCGGTGCGGCCCTTTTTCATTGCCCCATCGGGGCGGAAGGGAGGCGTCATGGCCGACGAATCGGTGATGACTTCGGAGATGACACCGCAGGGCGACAGTCTGCCGCCCGACAACATCACGGTCGTGTCCGAGGAGGATGCGGCCAAGGCCGTCGAAGGATTGGAGGACTAGGCATGGCAAGTGTAAGCACTTTGGTCAATCGGATGCGTTACTGGTGCGCCGTAGCCAACCTCGGCTACAGCCAGACGGACCGGTGGAACTTCAACGCGACGGCCGGCAACTGCGACTGCAGCTCGCTCGTGATCCATTGCTTGAAGGAGGCGGGCTTCGACACCGGTTCGGCCACCTATACCGGCAACCTGAGCCAGAATCTCGTGGCGCGCGGCTGGAAGCGCCTGCCCGTCGACGGCAATCCGCAGGCCGGCGACATCCTGTTGAACGACGTGCACCACGTCGCCGTCTATCTTGGCGGCGGGCGGTTGGCGCAGGCGTCGATCAGCGAGAAGGGCACGGTGTCGGGCAAGGCCGGCGACCAGACCGGCCGCGAGACCAACATCAGAGGCTATTACGACTATCCGTGGAACTGCTACCTCCGCTATACGGGCGGCCAGTCTTCCGCTCCGGCTTCTTCCGGCGCTCTGGCCGTGGACGGCAACGTCGGCCCCGCGACCGTCCGCCGTTGGCAGCAGGTCATGGGCACCACCGTCGACGGCATCATATCCGGCCAATTGGTCCCGGACGAAAAGACCTACTGGAGGCCCGCCATCGACAGCAGTGTCGTGCAGTACGGCGGCACCGGCAGCGATCTGATCCGCGCCGTCCAGAAGACGCTCGGCTGCGGCGTCGACGGGCTGCTCGGCCCCGCCACCATCAAGGCAATCCAACGACATTACGGCTTGACGCAGGACGCGAGCTTCGGGCCCGCCACCGCACGAGCATTGCAGACCGCACTCAACGACAACCGATTCTAAGGAGGATCGATCATGGCGGAACTTGATACGGGCGAGCCGTCCACGGCCACCGGCATCACCAATGACAAGGCTGATGGCAACGATAATATCCATCCCAGGCATGCGAGTGGCGGCGTCGACGGCGCTTTGCCGCAGTGGTGCAGGGCCGCGGCCGTGCGAGCAGTCAAGACCGCGGCGCAGGCCGCGTTGGGCGTCATCGGAACCGGAGCGATCGGCTTGATTCAGGTCGATTGGCTGAATGTGGCGAGTGTGGCCGCATTGGCCGCGGTGGTCAGTCTCCTGACCAGCATCGTCGGTGTGCCGGAAGTCGCCGGCGGCGATGCCGTCACACGGCTCAATTAATTCCCGGAACCGAAAACCAGACTCGTGTGCGAAGAATCGCACCGGATGGTGCTTGATGGAATATTCTGCACCCGGATGCAACATTGCCCCCTCTCCCGGCACCTGCCGGAAGAGGGGGCATTTTTTCCGTTGCTCAAAAGATCATTTTGTGACAACATTTTGACAACATTTTTTAAAAAACGACGTAATTTCTGTCATGTTCATAATGAACATGAAGAGCCGAAAACCATTGGAAATACAAAGAAAGCCGCCATTTCCGGCGGCTTTCGAATGGTGGAGCTGCGGGGAATCGAACCCCGGGACACCAAGCCCGAAAGCCTTGCTACAGCTTGGATTGCTCGGTGTCAACGGTTCCTCCTGACAACATTTTGACAACATTCCCGCGAAGCAGCAGAGTGTCCATCGCCGCGCCCACCTCGTCGAGGTCGTCGTCGAAAAGGTCAGCGTAGACGTCCAGGGTCATCGCCGCCGACGCATGCCCGAGCTGGTTCTGGATCGCCTTGACGTTCGCGCCGGACCTGACCATGAGGCTCGCGGCGGTGTGACGCAGGTCGTGATAGGTCAGGCCGGCAGGCACGCCGGCACGCCTCTTCGCCCACCAGAACCACTTCGTCCTGTCGTTCGGCTGCGCCGTGCGGACGAGATACCCTCCGTCCGGCGCGGGGAACAACGGCTCGCCGCCATCCCTTCCACCGCACTGGTCGCGCAACGGCCCGTCCAGCACGCCCGGGAACACCACCCGTCTCGTCTCGCCGGACTTCGGCAGATCCACCACCACGCCGTGCCCCACCGTGGTCGCGCTCCTTCTGACGCTCAGCCGATGCCGGACGAAGTCCACGTCATCGACGTGCAGCCCGGCCATCTCGCCCCATCTCAGCCCGCACAGGCCGAGCACGAGCACCATCGTGCGGCGTTCGCCGGATTCGTCGGCGAGGCGGAACAACTGTTCGACGGTGAGGTACGTGTGGTCCTTGCGTTTCTTGCGTGGGGTCTCGATCCCGGCGCATGGGTTGGATGCGATGAGACGGTCGGCGCATGCGTCGGCGCAGATGCCCCGCAGTATGCCGAGGTTGCGCAGCACCACGGTCGCGCTTTTGCCCTGCGCCTGGCCGGTGACCCATTCCTGCACCTCGTTGCGGTGGATCGACGATAGCCGCCGGGCGCCCCATTTGGGTTCCACGTGTACGCGCCATGCGCGTTCCAGGGATTCCACGTAGCTCGCCTTCGAGGACACGCGTTTCTTCGCGATCCATGCCGGCCACAGGCCGCCGACCGTGACCCTGCCTGCCTGCGGGTCGATGAAGCCGCCCCGTGCGACCGCCATCGTCACATGCTCCGCGGCCCATTCCTGCGCGTCGCGTTTGCGCAGGAAGCCTCGCTTGCATGTCTGCGACCCGTCCGGCTTGCGGTAGGTCACCCTCCATCGCCTGCCGGCCTTCAGCATGTACGAATCGATCACCGCCATCACGCACCACCTCACGGCTCCATGCGACCTCGTGGAGCCTCTTTCAAATGTCCGGAACCGGAAAACGACATCGGATGACCGGACCGCGCATGCCTCCCATGGTTCTTTCGCCCGGCGGTGAAGTGCAGCATGATGCGCATGCGCTTATGACTGACATTGATTAACATTACTGACATTACCGGCAACTCGCCAAAAACGTTGACAGTGACATTACCCACCGGTAGATTGAAGGCAAAAGGGAGGTGCCGTGGACGATGAGCATGAAGACGATGATGGAATCGATGCGGCGCGGAGCGGCGACCGGAACGAGGATAGCGGTGACGAGACGCGTGGAGTACAGGTCACCGATCCAAGTGAAATCGGCCGCGGAACTCCAGACTGCGGCATGGAACAGGGTCGGCCGGACACTCCACGAGTCAATGGAACGGGAGAAGGCGTCCAACAGGTAGCCTTCCAATGGCGTTCCGCCCCACTTCCGACCGTCGACGAATTCGCCGGCTACGAACGAATCCAACCAGGAGCCGCGAACAGGATCATCACCATGGCCGAGAAATCGCTCGACGCGGAAATCGAAGCACAAAGAAAAGCAAACGAAGTCGCAGCCGACGACCATAAAGCGCAGAACATCTGCATGGTCATCGCCACGGCCGCATACTCGATTCTCCCATACGCCGGATTCGGAAGCGCTATCGCCTGCGCCGCATTTGGACAACCGGTGGCAGCCACCCTCGGCACGCTCATCGGAGCCGTCACGGCCGGACCACAGATAATCCAGGAAATCAGAAAAAAGAGATAACAACAAGACCCCGGCGCTTGCGGTATGCGGGCGGCCGGGGGTTGGCTATATCTATTGGGTGATGAGAACGCTGTGATATCAGGCCTTTGGGAGCATTAGCGAGAGTTCGAGCTTCTTGGGTCCCTGTGAGATGAATGCGATGCAACAGGATGGGGATATTCCCAGCCGCGTCTTGTATTTTTCGTATTGGGTCGCGGTTATGTATCCGATTTCAATGCCGTCCAGCGAAGCCCAGTATGTGGGGCTCCCTTTGTATTTGCCCTTTGGGATCTCGCCTTTTTCCAATGTGACCCATACGAATGTGTCGACGCCGTATATTCCGAGCTTGTCCTGATGGAGTTCCTCCCCCAGAACTGAGACCTGGTGCTCCGCGTCCAGACAGACATAGCCGGTGGGACAGTCGTTCGCAGCGGACGGCGTCGTAGGGGAGCAGTGCAGGATGATTTCGTAACCTCCGCCATTCTTGTGATACACCGCGGCATCGCATGTCGGATATCTGAGGTTCCTTTCCATCAGTTTCATCCAAGGCTGCCATAGGCGGGTTTCCTCTTTTGCGATGTAGCCAACGAGGATGCCATTGATGGACACCGAAACCGCATTCCTGTCGTACTGGTTATTCGGCTCCCTTAATATCGCTGCGGTGAGCATAAGCGTGTTATCCCATTCTCCCATCGGAGAGATTTCGCGTTCATGCCCGCTGATGGCATTTCTGATTGATGACTGACGGTAACGCTCTCCGACGATTGAGGTTCTTCCAACGGGTGGCATGCGCACGGGCGTTAGACCATCGGCGTTGATGTCATCGATTGTTTCCGTGTCGTCGTCGACTTGGGTTGAGGGAGCGTCCGCCTTCTCGGCTACCGTGATGCAGACATAGGCAATCAACACTCCCAGTATGATGATGATCATAAACATATGTCGTGCTCTTCCCTTTCAGGCATATGAAATACCTCGCAATCTTGTCGCGGGGACTTTTCCGGAACGGCGTCGTCACGCGGTGTGGCTGGTCTCGTCGGATTCGGTTTTGACGGAATCGTGATTTTCGACTCCAGTATCCGCATTATGCGTGTGGTCGATGGCGGCGAGGATCCCAGATTCTTTGATGCCGTCCTTGACGGCCCATTTGATGACGAAATACTCGATCATACATGCGAAAACCGCCACGACGAGTATGAACAAGAAACTTTCTCCGGAGTCGAACATAACCTTTTTCTCCCTTCAAAAACGGTCAGACAATAGTCTACGCTTCACTGCACGCACACGCCGGAATCGTGGAGCAGCTGCCGATAGTCCGTCAACACTTGGATCGTGACACCCAATTCGACGGCCATCATCCACATATTGCCCTCATACACCTGCTCCACCATCCCATAGTTCACCGGACTGATCAGTACCAACGCCGTCTCCCTACGGCACCGGCGCTCGCATTTGACGCCGTATGGGGTGCCGCATCCGGGATCCCGGTGGTGGGCGTGGATGAGTTCGTGGACGAGCGTGCAGTATTCCTGTCTCGGATTGAGCCAGTCGGCCAGCAGTATCAGCCGATGCCGGTCATCGTACAGGCCGCACGTATTGCGTGGCAGGTCGCGCGACATTATCGACAGCCCCATGGATTCCGCGTTTCGATGAAGCTCCGCGATGGTCCTGTTATCCACATTCCCCTCCTCTGAAAAGCACTTTTTCACTGTTTGTCAAGTTCTGCTTGACAGTTGGAGTGTCGTATGTGATGCTTAAATCAGCTCATCTGCCAAGTTGTAGAAGGAGTTTCCTGGGTCGCTGCGGCGGCCCTTGCTTTTTATTGGATCGCATCACCTGCTGATGAGGCATTTTCATATTGTCGAATCAGCTTGTTGTAACTGTGCTCGCGGTCGACGTAATAAGCGGTTACAAGAAGGCAATACTTCTTGTCCTTATGCGGTTCCAGTACGACAAGGTACTTTTCCGGAACGATAAGAATGTGAACTCTGTCCCGGTGTCCCTTCCTGTACCACCAAGCAAGTGGTCTCTCGCATACCGAGTATGAGCATTGCGGGCAATTGTCGTAGTGTTCGATTGTCTGTCGTGGGTACCTGATGCGTTCGCATCTGCGAAGGTCGACGTCGCGTTTTCCTGTAACTTTATCGTCCACGCTTGTGATATGGAAAAATCCAGCCCATTTTCCATCGCTTTCCTCGAGCTGACGGCGTACGTTTACCCTCAGTCCATTGAATTCAGGATGGGAATCGATGAAATCGGATTTGAAAACTGAGTAGATGCGATCCTCATACAAGGGAAAATCCTCGAAGGGGGACTTCGGCATTAGCTCTGGTGTCCAATGAGGTGAAATCATGAGCGTTTCCCCTCCCAGACGAAGATGTTGAGCTTGCGCGTACCCAAGGTCGTTGACTGGGTGAGCCGGAGCCTTGATCTCCTGCGTATGTAGTCGATGATTTCAGCTTTCGCGCCTGATGGTTGGGGAATGGTCGTCCGGTTCGCCCTGCAGACGGCTCCGTTGATTACATCGGTGATCTGCATCATCTGCACTTCGTCCGAACGGATTGGCTGCACCTTCTTGATGCACTCGTGGTTGAAGTCACGATGGCTGTTCGCAAGCACTTCCTCTAGTTTTTCGGTACGTTGCGCGGAGTGTGTGTCCTTGATGTCCACGTACACGTTGTAGGTGTTTGCGGAATCGAACAGCCTGTCCAACATGGTGAAATACATCTTGTAGTACCAATCGTTGTGCGACTGGGACCATGCTTCATGATTCAGACGCGTCTTCTTGGACACAAGAACACGGAACCTCATGTCGTCATCCAGGAAGAAGCAGTTCAGCAGATCCTTGTACAGGTCGATTTTTGGCATGCTGGCCTTCGTCCACTTCACTTCCGTACGTGCCTTGACGCCATAACGTGCCTTGATCTGGAGGATATTCTCCGTGATCTCCTGCCTTTTATCCTTGGGGATGATGAGGGCTCCAAGGACCATCACGTCGCTGTCATCGTGTTCCAGATGACAGCTCTCATCGCAATACAGGTTGTATTCAGTCATTCGCGTTCCTTTCGATTTGTCATTCGTCTGGCGTCTCTGCCTCGAGCCGCGCGTTCGGATCTCTGTTCGCGGCCACGTCGTAGTCCTCCGGGTGCGCGGTGATCCGATCCACCAGATCATCCGTGATCCGGGACTCGCACTCGCGGGTCTGTTCCTCCTCCAAGCGGTGGGCTTCCGTGATAATTTCTCGCAGGGTTACGACTGGATCGACATCACAGGTTTGGCAGATGATCAGGAATTCTGAGAGTCTGATTGGACCACGAAGCCCGCTGCGAATATCTCGGATCCGACTGTAGGTGATTGCGCCGTGTGTTGCTCTGTCGAATTCTCGATTTCCGAATCCTCTGTCAGCTAAAAGCTCGTCGATGATTGAGGAAGTGGCCTCATCGCTGCTTGTCCTACGTATCTTATCCATGTTCAAAAGATAGCACTTGCCAATATTGATGGCACGTGACACGCCGAATTTGCGAAAGCTGATAGCACATGCAACCATGGTAGACGTCAAATGATGGCATGTGAAATCAAAGGAGGCAGTCCCAATGGGGGCTCAAAAAGGGATTGACTGCGAAACGCTCGCCGCCGACGTCGTTAGCAGAACTAGAACAAATGTTCTTCTCACAAAAACAACGATGACCAGCATCGCCGACCGAAGCGGATTCAATCGACTAACGATCTCCAAACTTCTGGACAAGAAAAAAGACATGCCACTTCGCATGTGGCTGGCGGCTGTCTATGAAAGCGGTGCAGATCCTTGCGAAATCCTTTCAAATGCAATCCAAGAGCAGGCAGCGCTCGCTAGCGCTTGAATCGAAAGGATAATCCGATGGTTGTTGACTTATCGAATTATGAGGACGACGCGTTCGAAGCCGCGCTTGATGTCTTCTATGGGGTGATTGATGATTTGAAGGCGCAGGCCTTTGACGGACGGATATCCCTCACTGACCTTGAGGATTACCGTTCCCGGGTTGTTCGGGAGGTGTATTCGAAGCTTGCTGAGATGAAGCAATCTGAGGACGGACATCAAAATAATCCAAAATCCCCACGCCATCTGCACCGATCCCAAGCACAAGAGCGCCGGCGGCAAGACACGGGGAAACCTTTTTCTTCAGAAAATCGACCATCTTTTTCCGCGATCCGTCGTCTTTGGAAACGGTGGCGGCGACATTGAGCGAGGTCTGCAATCTGGTGAACGCGATGTCAAGCTTGAAATCCCCCGTCAGGTCGTATTCGTCCAACGCAATCCGCACCTCGCGCGCGAGCCGGGCGATGTACTCCTTGAGCGATTGCGGAAGCGTGATGTCGTTCAGCAGTGACGGCAGGTCATCGATCATCGAGCGGATATCGGTGCGGCGCTCCTGTGGATACTGTTCAGGGCCTTGGTCCAGCAGCCGTTCCGCGGTACGCAACGCCATACGGTCCTGGATGCTTAGGGAGACGTTCGATTTGGACATCTCTCGGCTCCTTCCGCCATGATCGTACGCAGTCCAGATATCCATCCAAATCGAGCCAAGGCAGGTTGATGCCAGTTGTGCGTCCTCGTTGCCGTCGTCGGACATGGCACGAATCGTCTGCTCCACAACCGAAATCCCACCGGCCCCATCGGCAATCGTGAACGTTTTGTTCTGCTCTTCGTTGGCCGTGAGCAGGAAATTCTTCACAAACTTTGCGGCGTTCATCGCCCCTCATTTCGAAAGGAAAACAAGATGACCAGTGAGATTCAATCCTACAACTTCAGAGGCGTGACATTACGCACCCCGACCGACGAGACAGGGAAGCCCCGGCCCATAGCCAAGAACGTGTACGACATCCTCCCAAAAGCAATCCAGGAGCAGACGGCTCCCGCCAACGCCTGAGTCGAAAGGAGAACACCATGCTGAACATCCCGGACGAAACACCGGAGGAAACCACGAACCCGGTCTCCGTGGAGGAATTAGAAAGAAAACATCCGGCCATGCTGGAGGCAATCGCCAAAGCCGTCCGCAAGGAACTGGAAACATCCCACACAAGCGGCCATGAGTCAGCCGATATTCAGCCCGGCACCGGAAAAGGGTGCGTGATGGACAAGTCCGAGTACATAGGTTTCAACATTACCGACCTCTCGACGGGGAAGGCGAGCCACATGGCCACCTACCTCTTCGCGCATTCCGGCAAGTGGATAGCAGAGCTGATGGGCAATCCAATCAGAGTCGATTCCATCGGCGACGGGAAAGCAATCGTGACTTTTCCTGCGATCGTGGAAGTGGACATGAAGGAATTCATGTCGATGTTGGGAGATGAGTGAGTGATGGGTATCTATGAATTGCGCCGCCGCCAGCTGAGGAACGGATTCTACACTGGCGGCGACTACGCCAGTGCCGTCAAGGCGGCAAGGCTCACCTACGGACTTGGCGAATCAACAACTGCGTCTCGTCAACGGATTTATCCAGAAGCGTCATCGCATACGCGAGATCGTTCAATCCCTTCGCAAGCTCACGCTGCGAGTAATCCGTCGCCGAATTGGAGGCGTTATTGAAATGCGTTTGCGCGGAATGAAACCAGCTCGTCGCATTACTCATGATTCTTCTCCTAACTGTTCGGCCCGCACGTCGCAAATGCGGGATGACACCGATTCTAGGAGAGGGCCGGACGGTTCTCCTAACGCCGTCCGTCAACACACATGCAAAGGAGGCGCGTGATGGGACTGCCGCAGATGCTGACCACCGTCCAGGTGGCACGGCTCTTCGGGGCCGAAACCCCGGAGGAAATCAAGACCCGGCAGGCGTATCTGGCCCAACTCCGCTTCCGTGGACAGGGGCCACGGTTCGTGAAGCACGGCCGCATGATCCTCTACCCGCAGGACGCGGTCGCCGAATGGCTCGAGGCCGGCGAGACCGACTGCACAAGGAGCATGCGATGAGCTGGATGGATGGCGGCGGGTTCGTGATGAACCTCCTGCCGCACAGGAGACACCTCGATGGCGGCGGGATCGTCCGAACAGGTAGGGCGGCATCACGATGAGACTATCCACCCGCATCAGAACAAGACGCCTCCGCCGCAGGCTCGACGCCGCAAGCTATGCGGCGATGTCCCTGTGGTCCGAAACGAGCGGCAGCGACGATCCCGACGAGGGAGGGCTGGCACCCGTCCTCTGGGAGATCCTGAAGGACATCGATGCCCTGAGGGACGAGACGCTGGAACTCGCACGACACGCCGACCGGAAGGAGGAGCCATGAGGCGTCTCCTGTCCGTGATCCTCATGCAGCTATTGGCCGTGGCGTGGCTGCTGGCCCTTTACGTGCTGTTCGGCACGCCGGCCTGCACGCATCCGGTCGAGCATCTGCTCGCCGTGCCCGTGGCGGTCCTGCCGCCCGCCCTGCTCGTCATGTGCCGGCTGTCCGACAGTCCGCATGTCAGGCGCTGGCTCGCCGAGCATGGCGACGGCGACGAATAGGACCTGGGCGGCTCCCGCATTCACATTGCAGGCACTCGTCATTCGCCCCGCGGGAGCCGCCCACCCGTCAAGGAAAAGACGTTAAAACCGGCCGGACGGGTCATCTTCTCTCTTCTCCTCCCGTCCGTTCCCGCCGGGGCCCGCGATGGCGGCGGGCGCCATGGATCGGCGTGTCCGGGACACGCCGGCGAACGGATGACGTGGTCCGAAACCACGCCCCGGCACGACCATCCATCGAACAAGGAGTCCATTGATGAGACAGACATACAGGCCGGAGGGTGAGCGGTGGTTCGAGTGGCCGCTGACGCCCGACAGCGTCGGCATGAGCTCCGGCGAGCTGATCGCGGAGCTCTACGAGACCGTCAGCAGGCTCAACCACGACCGCGGCTGGGACCTCACCATGGTCGCGCCGGCGCATTTCGGCGACGTCATCATCGACAGGCAGGCCGGCTGCCTGCGCGCCAGGTGCGCGTGGAAGGCCAAGGACCCCAGCCAGATGGGAGCCGAACCGTCCACCTACGTCAAGGAGGCATAGCCATGGCCGCAGAGACCGTCATCACCATCATCGGCAACCTCACCGCCGACCCCGAACTGAGGACCACCGGCCAGGGCACGCAGGTCGCGGGCTTCACCATCGCGTCCACGCCACGCGACTGGAACCGGCAGACCGGCCAATACGAGGACGGCGCGGCCCTGTTCCTGCGATGCTCCGCATGGCGCGACCTCGCACAGCATTGCGCGCAGTCACTGTCCAAGGGCATGCGCGTCATCGCGCAGGGCAGGCTTACGCAACGCTCCTACCAGGCGCAGGACGGTTCCAACCGCACCGTCATCGAACTGCAGGTCGACGAGATCGGCCCATCGCTCCGTTACGCCACGGCACAGGTCTCCCGCACCGGAC